ACCTTTAATGATTTTAAAGAAGTCATCTGTACCTTGGCCGTCTAGTGATGAATCAAATATCTCATCTAGTATTAATAGATTTGTATTGGTACTGTTTTTCATTCTAGCGATATCACGCCATGTAAATAATAAGGCAAGGTCAATTCTCATTTTCTCACCCTCACTAAAGTTATTATAATTAAATGTATCTCTAAATCTACTCTTAACTGTTTCATTAAACTCTTCATCTAAATTAAATGAGATATAGAAGTCCATTGATTGTAGATACTTATTAATAAGTTGATTCATAATAGGCACATACTTACGAATTATATTAGCCTTAGCACCTTTGTCGTTAAGTATCTCTCTTAACACATCAACATATTCTTTTTCTTCTTGTACATCTGTTAAGTGTGCGTCTGCTACACCAAGGTCTGCTGACATCTGAGCTAGTTCAAGTTCTATCTTTTCAATGTCACTATCTTTTTGACTAGCTGTAGAAATCTCTTGCTGAATTTGGTCGCTGTGTTTTTTCAGAGCTGATAGACTGCTCGCCACTTTTGCTATCTCTACATTTATTGATTGTATCTTTTCCGACATCTTGCCGTAATTCGTTAGTTTCATTTCGTGTGAAGTAAGTTCTTCTACGAGCTGCTTGAGACCTGATTCTAGCTTGGAAATTGTTGTAGTTTCGTGATTGCATTTTTCTTCCTTAAATTTTGTATCAATAGATTGTGTACACACCGGACATGTGTCATTCTCTTTGAAAAAGTTTAAAGTCTTTTTGTGTGTAGATAGATTTTGTTCTATCTTCGTTTCAAATTTTTCTAGTTCTTTAACCTTTTTGGCTACTGTATCATGGCCACTTAAAGCATTTTGACTAACTGCTATCTCTTCATTCAGTTCTTGTAGTTTTTGTTCATATTTTAATCTATTTTCTTCGTTTTGTTCTATCTTTTTTTGCTGTACCGTCAGGTTGTCTGTTCCTTTGGTTTCCAGAGTAGTTAAGTATTTTGCTTCAGTTTCATACTTAGTCTTTATTAACTCGCATTGGTGCCTAACCTCCGTTAACTTTTTTTGAAGGTCGCTCTGTTGGGAACGCAAAATGAGGTCCATTAGGCCAAAAACTCTAATATCAAGTATCTCTTCGACAACTTCTCGTCTGTATCTTGGTTTCATCTTCATAAACGGTTCGTATGAGGAAGAACCTAATAAAACCACCTGAATAAATGACCTGTAATTCAGTTTCATTATGTTTGTTTCAAGATACTTTTGATAATCTACATTGTTGGCGTCTTGATTAATAAGTTTACCATTACAATATATTTCAAATAGATTTGGTTTTATACCTCTTCTTATAATATAGTTTTTTGTACCAACATCAAACTCAACTTCTACCACACAATCACCATTGTTAATGGTATTTACCATTTGTTCTTTCTTAATAATTCTAAATGGTCTGTTGAATAGTACAAAACACAATGCGTCTAGTAATGTTGACTTGCCTGTGCCATTTGTACCTACGATTAAAGTAGTTTGTGATATACTTAAATCTATTTCTATTGGCTGATTGCCTGTTGATAAAAAGTTTTTATATGATATTCTCTTAAATAGTATCATTCACTAGCTTCCATGTACAGTTCTTTTGCAAACTGTTTTAATTTTTGTTTATCTAATTTTATATCTGTCTGGTCGATATAGTTACCTAAAAAGGTAAGTGTGTCTTCACCTTGTTCTAATATATCTTCTCTTACTGAAGCACCAATATCTGTAGGGTCTTCTATTACATCAATTGCATGTATGTTGATAGAGTTATATAGTCTGTCCATTAATCTTTCAAACATGTCATTGTCTGACCTATTAGATACAAATAACTTAACAAAACATTTGTCAAACTGATTAATGTCTATCTCATCATAGTTTGTTTCTTTATCGTTATAGATAATTTTTTTAAACATTTTATTAGGATTTTCTATTCTTGTCAACTCTCTTGTTTCAGTATCAAAGATATGAAAACCTTTAGGACATTCATAGTCTGACCATGTCATTTCATACTGTGTACCAAGATAATAGATATGACCATCATCTGATTTCTTATGAAAATGACCAGACATAACTTTTTCAAATCTTTTAAATATAGATTTTTCTAAACCATGGTCATTGAAATGGCCGTTGTGCATTTCAAAACCTTTTACTTCTAAATGACCCATAGCGATAGTAGCTTGTGTACTTTCTATTGTCTTAATACTTTCTGCTTCATTGTCATCACAAATCCACGGTATAAACAATATAGGTAGACCGTCAAACTCAACTGTTGTTGCTAATGTATATACCTTGGCGTCTTTAGATATGTCAAGGTTCTGCATAGCATTAACTTCGTTTGTGTTCTTGTAGTATGTATCGTGATTGCCAATGATAATATGTGTATCAATACCTTGTTCGTCTAATCTATTCCAAAATACTTTCTTAAAATTGTGTGCTGTATTGTGGTTAATAAATTTTCTTCTATCTACCACATCACCAAGATGTACTAGGGTTTTGATATCGTATTGTTGCAAATAAGGAAAAAACAATTCATTATAAAATTTGTTTTGAAATTCAATAAATGCTGGCGAATCATTACGACACCCAAAGTGAGTGTCATTCAATAGGGCTATTTTCATTATTTCTTTTTCTTAACTAGTTTTTTGTCTTTCTTTGGTGGTTCTTCTTGTGGCATATTCTTTTTAAGAAACTCTGTAAATTGATTCTTAAAATCTCTATCTTCGCCAGGTTGTAATGTCATGTCATCATAATTAGATTCAGCAATCATTCTTTGTTTAATAATAACTTGTTTCTTTTCTTTTTGTATTCTTCTTATGAAAGCATAATATATGATTTGTGTAAAGTAAGCAAACGGATTGTTTGACTTCTCTGGATTAAAGTTATTTAAATACTGTAAACAGTTCTCAATACCATCACTAATCATATCATCTCTAAATGTATAATTAATAAAGTTTGGTCTGTATGATAAGTGATTCGCTATCTTTAAAAAACATTCACCGACATAATCGGGTACTCTAGGATTTTTCTTCCCAGCTTTTTGTGCTTTGTCAACAGTCTTTTTATACTCGACCATAGCGGCCAAGAATTCTTTGTTGTTGACATAATGTTCTGCTTTTGCTTTTGCTTTTGCCATAATATCCTCAATTTCTATATATAATACTCTAAGTTGATTAAAATGTCAAGCTTGTTTTGATTTTAATCCACGGTTGCCAATATATTTTTTATGCGTATAATAACGGTGTCCGTTTTCAGAAACACCTTTAAGTACCTAGTGTATTGTTGGTTCATCTTCATCATCATCAAATTCTCTAAAGATTTCATTTAGTTTTTTATTTTCTTCGGGGGAGAATTCTTGTTTATGATAGTTCTCATCTCTCTTAGGTTTATCTAAGTTATCATAATTCTTAATAATCTCATCATAACTGCCGGCCATTTCTAGTGAGGCGTTTGTGATTGTCATAATTTTATCTTTAGGAATGGTGACCACTTTATCCATAGTATAATTAGTCCAACGAATTAAAGCAATATAATCTCTAAACCCCATAGGTGTCATTTGTGGCACATATTTAATTTGTAAAGGTTTATCTAATCTGAGTAATGCACCATTATCTGGCAACTGTTTGTCACCAGTAGGTAGAACGGTAACAATGTCGTCACCGTTAATAAGTTTAATAATTTTAACTCTTGGTTGGTTCATTGTTTAACTCTATGTTATGTATTTCATAATCAAAATCTTCTTCACTATAGATATTTATCCTTTCTCTAAAGTGATTGAGTGTGTAGTTCTCTTTTTCATTATATGTTAAGTCATCTGATATATCATATAAAGTTGCATGACTATTATTATCTTTCAATCTCAATCCACGACCAATAGATTGTAAATTTCTTATCCTAGATTTAGAAGGACTAGCAAAAATAATGTTATGCAAATTCCTAATGTTAATGCCTGTAGAGAAAGTCCCATAGCTCGCAACAATAATAGCTCCGTCAGCCTTCTCCGTAATTTCTCTAATCTCTTCTCTTTCGTCTGTATCAACTCCTCCGTGAACATAAAATACCTTCTTATCTTTTGCTTTTTCTTTTATTGATTCGTATAAGTCCTTACCGTGTTTTTCTACATATTGAAATAAACATAATGTATTGCCATTCAATCCAGCGGCCAAGTTTCGTATAAACTTGTTTCTCTTATCAGATTGTACCAAGTAATCCATCTCTTCTTGGTAGTTCATACCACTAGCATGTTTACACTCAATCGCACCATGTTTTAATATTAGACAGAATATCTTTAAGTCTGCTAACTGTTTCTTTTCTTGTAGTTCTACTGTAGAAACTACCTTGTTGACTGTACCAAACAGTCCTTCTAATACTAACTTATGTGTTTGTGTACCGTCTAAAGTACCAGTTAGTCCTATTCTATATGGGCATTTTTCTAATTTTGTCAATATCTTAGTAAGTGAAACAGCTTTGAATAAATGTGCTTCGTCACCTACTATCATACCTACATCTTTAAAGTATTTTTTAGGTTGATTGTATATAGATTGCCATGTAGATATGATTACAGGCTTAGTTGTTTCTTTAGAATGACCTTGATATATTCTATGTACATGTCTTTCAGGCGACCAACCATAATCTTTAAAATCTTTGAATAATTGTTCTACTAAAGATGTTGTAGGTACAATAATTAATATCTTTTTCTTATCTTCTTTTAACCTGAGAATGTTAAACCTAATAAGAAGATAGACAATAAGAGATTTTCCACTAGCTGTGGGTGAAAGTAATAAAGTCCTATTTTTTCTAACTGCATATATAAATGCCTCCTTTTGGTAATCTCTGACCTTGAATGGAATATTTAGTGCTTCAATAAACTTGTCAACCTTTGCGTCATCTACTTTAGTGTCTTGTATCTTTGTACCATCAACAACTTGTACATTATTATCTTCACACCACTTTAATATATAAGGGTATAGGCCAACATAGATTTGTCCTGTTTGATATGAGAATAATCTGATTTTTCCATCCCACACTCTGTTTCTAAACTGTGGCATAAATTTAAAACCAGGTACTTCAAATGTAAAGAATTGTCCTAGTTCTCTTCGTATGTCATCATCAGCTTCAATCTTTAAATAGACATCATCTTTTTTATCTATAATTAAATATCTTGTTAAACTCATTTATAAAATCCATGTCATAAGTGAATATCGGTCACCTTTAATTACTTTTTTAACTTCGTGTGAAAACATAAAATTACTAGGAAAAACAACGCCTGAACCTTTTGTTTGCTTAGGTATATATTCGCCATCACAAAACACAATTTCTCCACCCTCATCAGCAGTTTGTAAAAACATTAATGCTGTTACATGTGGGTAACCGTATTGTTGACCATGTGAGTGATGTATATTATCAATATGATTTTTCATAAAACCACCCTCTGAATAATGATTCATTCTAAAAGGTGTAAAACTTTGTGGTATTATTTTAGTATGTGTTTTGATATAATCATCTACCATACTTCTAAATCCTGTTTTTAATTCTTCATAAAACTTATCTTGTTTATTAATCCAGTATTCTTTCATATCAACTCTTTCTTTACTTCTAGGGGATACTCCTTCGTTAGTAGAAAAAGATGATTGATTCCATTGACCGTTTGTGTGATAATGACTTATTACATTATCAGCCAGTTCATTGGTAATAACTTCGGGGTATGTGTGAATATAATCTGATATCTGCATTACACAGCACCACTAGTAAACCTACGCCAATCAATTGCATTTTTGATTGTGAAAGTTCTATTAGTGATTTGTCTAATTGTTCTATCTAGGAAATCTACACACGCTTGTAGATAATCAACCTTTTGTTTTGCCTTAATATACTCTTC